CATTGAAGGGTACTATCGATTTACGACGTAAGACGGCTGATCAAGTGACCGCGCTTTTGACGACGATGAAATTCGCCTTGATTGATGGCGATTTCAAATATCTGATTAAGATGTCAATGGATTCAGTCACTCAAGAAAACGTGGACGCGATTACGAAAGAACAAGCAATGTTGGATACTGAATTGGCTGAGCTTCGTTCAATGACACTAGAATCAATTTGGTTTAGAGAACTCACCGTTCTTGAATCGCAGTACGACATTTACAAGGCCCGTCGTGAGATTATTCAGAATGCTTCAGTAAAGAATGCTGCCGCAAAGAAGATTACCTTAAAGAAGAAGTAAATAATTAAATCAAGAAACAAAAAAAACTACTGCGTCTTTGTAATTTGTTGTTGATAATTTTTTTTCGATTGGTATAATAATGGGGATTTCTAAAAAACGAAAAGAACGAGAACCGTCAATAGATTCGCAAGATCCGCTATTGACGGCTCTCGAAAAAAGATCACTGCAAAACCTATATTTGAAAGAAACATTTGGACAAATTAGTTCTGTTGCTAACGTAAAAGCTGAAATGGCGAGAACGGCGAGAAAAGGAGAGTTAATACAAGAACAAACATTAATTTTAGAACAAGCCGGGTGGTTTTATTTCCAATTAAAAGAGAGCATAACTGAAAACAAAATACGGAAAAATGTGAAAGACTTTTTTTCCCAAATCGAAGATGAAACCGCTAGAGGCGAAAGGATAAAAGAAATATACCGAAATTTAAAATCGTTGAACTTGACTAAAATTCAAGACATTCCTTTGGCTACCTATTTACCTGAAAATTATTTAAGGATTTTAAATCCAGATCAATATGATTCATCAAGTTTGAGTCAATTGGATTATTTGAATGTTGTTAAAGATGAAAAATGGACTATAGAAAATTTGTTTAGTTCCCGTAAAATTCCTGCGTTAAATGAAATTGAAGCACTTTTATTTCCTGGTCGTGAAATACAAGTTAAAAATGACATGAGGAGTCAGCGTCGTAGATTGAGTCGTTACAAAACGAGCGAAGTTCGACATGGCGATTTGGATTTACAGCGATGGCCGACGCCACGCACTGAAGAATCAGATGGAGGAAAACGAAAACGCAGAACTACGATTAAAAAAAGAAAAAGAAAATCAGTTCGTTTTTTTCACTAATTCGTTTAAGCAGTCTTTTATTTGCCCTTTCCCGTATTTTAAACAAGTCAACTGAACTTCGGCTGGTGAAATAATGTTCCCTTTTATTTTATGAATTAAATAATCGTAATCTTTCCAATCTATTTCATGGTCTTCTCTATATTTATGTCTTACCATTTCACGAATTATCTCGGAACTCGCGTTTGTCAATTTGAGAACGTAATCCATACGGCCAGGTCGGGTAAAAGCCGGGTCAATCTTTTCTATATGATTCGTTGTAAAGATCAACATAATATCGTGCAACTCAATGATTCCGTCTATTGTATTTAAAACACATTCTAACGTCAATGCATCATCTTTTTTATGGTTCTGTGCCATCATCATTTGCTCAATAAATGATCGCTTTTTTGACAATTCTGTATCGTCTTTTGATTCACTACCCTCTTTCTGAGGAAAAATGCTACAAAAATCACTAGTGATAACATCGAATTCACTGCATTGGTCACGGGTTTTTAAAACTTCATCCAGGTTTGCGTCGAAATCTTCAAAAATAAAACATAATTCACCTGGTTCGTACTGTACGTCATTGATTTTAGTAGACCTCATTAAGGCGCGAAATTCAGAGGAACTCGTTATAGACGACCAGCTTACTACTACACCATTTCGTCCCGTCCTATTTAAAATACCACGAATGGTAGAGGATTTACCACATCCCGGTGGTCCGGTCATTAAAATTCCGGCCTTGAATGTAACACCGGCATCTTCATATTGCTTTTCGGCGTCGGTTTTGACGCTGCTGTCTGTCTTTTTCACAAACTGGTCTACGTATTTTATGAATTCCGGTTTGCCTTCAAAAAAAATGTTTTTATCCAGAAATTTGTTGCTACGAAAAGGGTATTTGCGAAATACCAATTCGTATCGGTCTTCGTCATCTTTTTTGTACTTTATGTATTCAAATATACTTTGCTCTTTTTTATTGATCGTTTCATTTTTATACGTGGTAATACAGTCTTCCATGAATCGATTTAATAGTGAATACTGATTCTTACCGTATTTTGTCAATTTATACGTATAATTTTTATAAGAAGTCACGTCTTTGGTCTTCTTATCGTCACCATCTTTTTGTTCCTCCGTTATCGATATTTCAAAATAAATTCCAAGGTTTTTATTTAATAAAATGCGTTCATTATGGACAGGCAAAAGTAAATAATCAATCACTTCGTTTTCCCATACTGATTTCGTCTCGCGTCTTGAAATTTCAACCATTTTATTTATATCTTCCGGATGGTGTTTTTCCAAGTAATGATTTATTGCGCGAAATCGGTCACTGTACAATAACTGTACCGTCTCGCGACTTTGTCCTCCACAAAAAGTAGTAAATACGCGTTTATGTTGGGGAATGATAATGAAACTTTCGTCTCTTTTCTTTTCCCAGCTATCTAGCCAATTTTTAAGATATTGCTTCGTGTAAGGAAGTTGGACGACACGAACCATTGCAAATAAAAACAATCCCCAATAAATATATTTATTGTTTTCTGTGGCCACCGAGATCGTTTCGTTAATTATTTTGGAATACATGGTTACTTGTAAAATTTGAATTGGATCGACGTTCATTTTATCCTCAATAAATAGTTATCAATAAAAGCGTTTATATTCGTTTTTATTGGTTTAAAAATTGATTTCTTACTAAAGAAATCACCCGGCGGACATTAAGACCATGGATACTGATCCGGAAAATTATCAACCACGTAGCGTAGGAATAGTATCGTGTTATATATACCACCTCATACCCGACAATCATGCCGAGTTCAAAGAAGAAATTATGAATTTTATTAAATGTACCCTCTGTTATGTTTCGCCAGAGGATATGATTTTACCTAGTAAATGGATGAGACTCGAAATTATTATGAAAAAGTATTTACCCCGTACTCCTGCTGTTGAGGATTTGGACGCTGCTTGGAAACAAAAAATCATAGATGTCTATGTCGGAAAGATTGCTGTTCCCCAAACCTATTAAATTTTCTCAAAATAATAGTGGGTCACTGGATTTTAATTCATGCAGTTGTACATGAATTAAACTGAATATTGTTATTATTTATTTGGGTTCACAGTTTCCGGTTTTCGGATTCTTTTTTGTTCCGTTAGGACACCTTTCTTTCTTCATGCTTTTGTTTTTTTTGGGACTCATTTTTTTAGCTTCAACGGCTTTTGGGATTACCATGACAGGAACCGGAGCAATATGTTTATGTTGAGGCAATACCATATCGCAAAACTCTCGCATATGTTTTATGGTCGTCATTATATCAGGTCGTCCATATTTAGCTTGTTCTCTAGCTTGTTGTAGTTGTTTCAATCGATCAGGAAGAGTTGCATCATACTGTTTTAATTTTTCCGCATTTCTTGCAGCAAGAGTTCTCCACATTTTTATATTATGTTCATCGGATTGATAATCCTGTTCCCATTGTGATAATCGTTTAGAGATTGCCATTAATTTTGCTTCAGCTGCTACCGAAAGCATTGCTAAAGTTTATATATATTTAAGGTATATTTTATTCTTCTATTGTTTTTTCCCTTCATATATCGAATATCGCTTAAATAGTGTTCTCTCCCGTAAGGTTTTTCTTTTCATCAAAGGAGGAGGTGTGTCGCTTTTTTTTTCAGTAAAGCCATAAAATTGTGTATACCCATCCTTCTTTACATCAAAGGACGAATTCTCCACGTATTCGGTTTTATCGACCAAAAAATAAGTATATTTTTTTCCTACCGCATATGGATAAGGAACACTGTTATTCCCTATAGGCGAATAGTATTTTTCAATAACATCTCCATCCACGCCCGAAAATTCGCGAATGCCGTCGCCAATATAAATATATTTCCCATTCGTCTGTTGTATAAGAACGGTATTACCCTTTTTTGAAGAATAATCAGGGAGTCTCAGCGTATTATCACCTGGAAACAGTTTTTTATAAGGAATAGATAATATTTTTTTTACAACTACCTCTTCGTCCGAATCTCTATCGTATTGTAAAGCATAAACATCCGCTCTTGAACCATAATCATAAACATGATACGGATGAGAGCCGTTGTCTTCAATAACATATTTATGTTTAGGTTTGGGCATTTTTAAATTCTTTTGCGTAATCCCGATCTTTACCCAACGATATATATTATTTTTATCAGGACTAGATACATACTTACCGTCTTTTCCATCCATAGTTTTATTCTTACAATCCATAGCCGAATAAGGCGGGGATTTTCTGGATAAATATTTTTTTGTATCTTGTTTTTTACAGGACATATATAGTAACTAAATAATATATTTTCATGTAAATAAAGATAAAAATCTATTACTACGTAAACATAACCCATGAACCGCTTTTTATTGACGCTTTTGTTTATGCAGGTTCTCAAATCCAACGCATTTTTTGGATATGCCCGTCGGTTTTTTACTCCAACTTTAGAGACAAAAACTCCCAACGGTTTTTATGGTCTAATAGGACCAAATATAAAGTCATACGACAAAACCTCTCTTTTCGATTTGTTTACCGGAGACGGAGTAATCCAAGGCGTTTTCTTACAAAACGACACTATAACTTATAAAGAACATATAATCAAAACAGATAAATGGAAGTATGAGCAAAAAAAGGGTGCGATTTCTGAGAACCCAATAATACGCGCTGTGTTTATTGTTCTCCAAAACCACAACATTTTGCCGAATATTTTTGGTGTGGCAAATACAGCGCTATTAAAAACGAACAAAAGGACTCTTGCCTTATACGAACGAGACATGCCATACGAGATTGACATTGATTTTGATAACAAATCTGTCAATACAATTGGTAAAATAAGAATACCGGGGCTGCGTTCGTTTTCAGCACATTCCAAGTTGTCGAATTCGGTTATCGAAACCTTGGATTATCATGTCACAAAAAAATGCGTTAATTACATGTTATTAAACGAGAACCTTGAACCGCAAAATTGCGTCAGTATACATACTGAGTATTTGCCCATTATCCATGATTTTTTATCTACAAAAGATTCAATTATAGTAGCCGACTCACCGATTGTTTTAAAAATTCACGCAATATTCGAGAACAAGTTGCCCGTAGTTTTTGACAAGTCTAAAAAAACTATTTTTCATGTTCTCAAAAAGGGAAGCTCCTTCGTAGAAAAATATGTATGCGATGAAGGATTTTATTTGTTTCATTTTGCCCAAGGAGAAGAAACCGATGACTCGATCGAATTTTTTGCATCTATTTATGAGAACCTAGATTTTAGTAATCTGCGAATTCACGGCAAATATCGCCGATTTATTCTCAATAAAATCACTAAAAAAGTGTCCAGTTTTACAAACCCCGTTCTCGAAACCATGAATTTGGATTTTCCCGTTATGTACGGCGATAAAATAGTTCTCAGAAACGTGGAAAACAATTGTATAAAGGAACTAGTAATATGTCAGGATTTAAACATAATTTCTAAGATTACTCTGGAAAATAAAATGATTTGCGGAGAACCTGCAATCATCCCAGACACACCCAACCTCGTCTTTTTTGCGAACGATTTAAATACAAATCAAGGACTTTTTGTTACCGTAAATTTAGAAACACTAGAGTTGACATATCGAATCGTCAAAAACGACAACCTATTAGTGGGCTTTCATTCTATTTTTATATCAAAATAATATATATATTTGAAAAACCGAGATGAATTATTATCAATTAAAAGAGGACAACCTGTATTTATCCAAAGAATTATGTCAATACCCCGTTTTGTCTGGTCAAATATTTATTTTTGCCGCAATCATCGGTTGTTTCTTCAAATTCTATTATTTAAGTTTTACTATGTTTTGTTTATACGTAAGCACAATGTTATTTTGGTCAAATCATCATGACAGTAATAGTACCGAATTCAGAATAATAGATGGCTTCTTAGGCACACTCACTGCTGTATTGGCTATATATTATGGGGAAACACACGTCCTACCTAAATACAGATACATATTATATTCGGGTTTCGCTATAGGATTGGCGTTTTATATATTAAACGAGTTTTTATATTATATGTTGGCAGATAACCATTCGGAATTCAGTAAAGTCATCAACGTAGAAAATCGCGGGTTTTTAAATCGCGTCTCCGTTTTTCTGCATATTTGTTTTCTACATATTATGCCCGTTTTCGTGTTTTTTAGTTGCGTCATGATGTCCATATAATATTTTGTCGTTTTTATCAAATATTATACAGTTACTGCATTTATGATGTTATAAACAAAATAATACGTATCCAATAATTTTATGCAGCGAATTTCCCAAAAAGAAATAGGCCAACTTTTGAAAAATGGACATTTATAAAATGTCCAAAACGGAAAAGTTGACAAACAAATTTTCGGGAAAAAGTGAAAAATCGATTTCGCATCATATTGATAAGGATACCAAAATAATAATTTTGCGTTGTGACCAAACCTATTTTCGCAAAAATCCCCAAATGGGAGAAATCGGTTCGAAGTTTTCGAACTTTTTTGTCCCCAAAAATCCCCAAAATATTTTACGTCTTTGGGTCTTAGCGATTCAGGTAATAATATTAAAATAATCAACACATAATTTCTTACTGAAAAAAATTTTCGAACTTTTTTCGAACCAAAAAGTCCCAAGTTTACTTTAGGGGATTTTTTTCGTTCTATATAGTAGAATGGAAAAATCCCCAAAAATCCCCAAAATATATGATTGTCAATGTTGCAGCTATTCGACACGTAATAAAAAGGATATAGCAAAACATTTTGACACCATAAAACACAAAACGAACGCGGTTCGAATCTCCTCGAATGAAAAAATCCCCGAACCGACCGAATTTTTTTGTAAAAAATGTAATAAATCATACAAAGCCAAAAGCAGCCTTTGGTATCATATGAAAAAATGTTCTCCGGAATCGGAATCGGTTCTGACATCAAATAACGGAAAACCCCAAACATCTGAAGACTATGTTATGATCACTGAATTATTAAAACAAAATCAGGATCTCCATAAACAAATCCTGGAAATATCCAAAGAACGGAAACAATATATCACCAACACAACGAATCATACCAAGACCTTTAATCTCAATGTTTTCTTAAATGAAACATGCAAGGATGCCGTAAACTTGATGGATTTCGTGAATTCATTACAATTAAAATTAAGTGATTTCGAGAACACAGGACGACTGGGATATATTGAAGGCATTTCTAAAATCATCGTGAACGGGCTGAAACAGATGGATGTTCATAAACGCCCGATTCATTGCACGGATTCTAAACGCGAAACCATGTATGTAAAAGATCAGGACGTTTGGGAAAAAGAGAATGCAGACAAATCGCGGCTAACCAAGGCGGTAAAAATGATCGCTAACAAAAATCTTTTACAAACCCAAGAATGGATAGAAACTCATCCCGAATGTGCTATCAATAATAGTCCAGAAAATGAGAATTTCGTCAATATGATGTTGTCTATATTAGGTGGCCAAACCGAAGAAGAGGATAATAAAAATCGTGAGAAAATACTACGAAATATCGCCAAAGAAGTTAGCATTGATAAATTAGAACGGTGATTTTGTGTTTACTGCCCAGACAATGCAGTCAGTCAAATAAAATATTTAGAGTTTTATATATGACTGGCGAGGAAGGAGAACCTATTGATCTGATTCCAAATCCTATGCTTAAGACGGTGGTAAAAAGACAGCATATTCGTGATATGGGCCCCATTACTGATGGTGAATATATTTCGTTTCAAAACGACGTGAATTACGCTATAAATATATTAGGTCACGTAAATTTGAATATTTATACTAATGCGTCGGGTACTATTTTTGACACAGACGCTAGTGGTAATCCTATTCAAAACGCGTTGATTGAGCGTATGGTATATACTTATCCTCATCTAGATGAAAATGGCAACCCGGTAGATGGACTTTTCGAAATTTTTTTTTACAATGGTGCATATTGGTCCAATCCCGACGCAAACAACGCGGCATATTGGTATTACATAGAAGGTATATACCCAAAAGTGCTTTATCAGTTTAGTTAATATAAAATATTCTACAGTATTTTATATTAAATTTAGCAAGAATTGTAATTACTTACGCCATCCCAGTGAACGTCATATTTGTTTGCCCATTTTTGTTGTTGGCAGATTGCGGTTTTGCCGCCACTAGTCCATGCATTATCGGCAAAATTAATGACATTTCCGTTTACTTTATATCCCAAAGTATCACTGATATTATAATTACCCGACGTATTGCCACTATTAATTTTCCCGATTACGCAGCCCGGATTTTTAGAATCCGAAGATTGAACCCAATAGTCAGGACAAGGTTGAGAAGAGGGAGGATAAACGAGAACGTTTGATGTTTTGTCAGACATTTTTATTCCAACATAGGTCAATACGGAAATAAGTAAAATAATGGCTACGGCCGATACAATAATATAAAAAGAATCCATTATATATTATTTTTATATATTTTTTTCCAATTTTCCTAAATGAATATGGACTTACGAACATTTAGTAGTAATAATATCTTTGGTAAAATTATATTATGTCATACAAAGATTTATATCCAGTATCGATAAATGATTCTTCTCAATTAATCGGTCCGGTTCATAATGGCAGAGTAAATTTGATAGAATCTCCATCGACCGACGTTTTGTTTAAAATGCAGGAAAAGATAGGAATACGCAATAAAGCGACAGAATTTCGCGAGGCACTGAATGGAATCTGGGAGACCAATATATTGTCAACTCTATTTTTCTCCGCAGAGAACATTCAAATCATTCAAAATGCGTTACGAGCAGGTGTATATAATATGTCAAACGAAAAATATGTGATTGCTCCTCAAAATATTGACACGTTGAAAATTATTATGCGTAGTATTTATTTACAAAATGCAGAACACCGTGTTGATGATATCACGGGACAGATCGAACGTTTAAATAAAATGGTTTTGGATTATGCGATTCCGTCCGTATACGGAGAAGCAGTGGGTTATGAAAAATACTGCGAAGACCAAAGCACGTTGGTTGTTCCTTTGGCTCCACCCAAACCGGTTGACCGCGAATTTAAACAGTTGTTATTGAAGCCCTTCATGTAGTCGGGGCGTTGATTCCCCTTTACCTCCTCCTTTTACAACCTTCTCATTTTTTGATCGACATACCCAATTGTATGCAACAAAATATATAAATAGTTTTTCTATATAATATAATACATGCAGTTGAATATATTATATAGAACATTAATAAGCTTTATTTTTATCGGATATATGACGTCTTCAATAAACATCCGGATCATGAAATTTCCTATAATTCCCATTTTTCCGACTTGCGTAAAACATCATTATCTCGTTATTTCAAAAACAAATAGTTCGGATGGCGTTTATGTAGTAGATTATTCGCCAATTACCCCAATGAACGAGACTGTTTTAAAGACACGAATTAATCTACTGTTAGGAAATCCCGTTCCTGCTGAAATCAGAATACGATTCATAAGAGACGCAAAATTCAACGAAGACCAAAAAATACTAAAATCCGACGATTTTTTAGACGTCCCCAACCCAGACTTATCCTTGGCAAAGACCGAACAAGTATTCAAAGAGATAAAGGACGAGGGAATAAAAATGACAATTTGTACCATATTACACAAATGCAATAATAACTATCAGATGAGGCTATATAAGTACAACTGCCAAGATTTTTGTAAACACGCACTCGACACAGTAGCACTAAAGTGAAAATTTCACCACTCTCGGTGTTTCTCCGGCATTGTGATCCATTTTACTAAGAGAAACGGGGTTTTGAAATAAATAATTCATCACAGTGCCATTATTTAATTTGGCAACATTGATTTCCGATAGTTCATATTTAAGCAACGATAGATTACGCGTTTCAGGCAACAAATGATTTACTTGCAAAGTCATTGCCGTTTTTAAAAGTTCTCGGTTACCGGTTTTTTTATATTCTACAAGTAGGTTCCCGATTTGCTCAATATACAAAAAAATAGTATTCCGTTTTCTTTCCATAAGTTCCTTTTTATGATCATTCGAATAATTATCCTCATACTGATCGAGTAGAGTTTTTAATATACGATTATCAATATTATAATTTTCCAATTCTTCTTTAAACAACGTAGCTGATTTATCTGCTGAAGTATAATCAAACAAGGTATCCAGCTTCAATGAAATAATTTTCTCTTTAATTTGTTCTCGGTCATTTGTAAACGAATAAATAATATCGGTCAATGGAGAGAATTCGCCCTTGTATAATTCTATATTTAAAGAACAGGGATTTACTGCATCACCACAAATCGCCAAATATCTATTGTTATTTGTAGAAAAAATAGTTCCAACCGGTCTCGCGCAATGAATACATTTGGGACGAACCTCCATAACCAGTCTTCTTCCTGCTTTTTTTGTCAGTGCGTTTTTAAATACGCGTTTTTTAGTCTCAAACATTTTATTTTCATATTCATTTTTTAACCGAAAATATTTGTATAGAGACTCTACATATTTCAGCTCCAATTCAACAACATCTTCCTGTTTCTTCAAAGGAACAACAGGAGAATTGACAAACTGAATACTCGGATTGTTTTCC